CGCGGCGACCAGCAGCACGATAGCGGCGACGATCAGGAACACCGGGTTCGTCAGGAAGGTGGCCGCCTGCACCGCCTGGATGACGAGCATCGTCGCCTTGTAGACCTTGAGGGCGGCGTTGACGAGCCACACGGCGGCGGCGATCGCAGCGAGGGCCCCGGCGATCGCCAAGAACATCTTCGGATGCGCCGACGCGGCGCCGGCCAACGTCGCCAACGCCCCCGCCAGTTTCGTCAGCACGGGCAGCAGCACCGCGCCCATCGACTCCTTCGTCTCCTGCACGGCGACCTTGAACCGCTGCATCTTCCCGGCCGCGGTGTCTGCCTTCGCGGCCTGCGCCCCACCGAACTGCGCGTTCATCCGTTTGATGGCCTCGGTGAACGAGACAGTCGTCTTCTTCGTCTTCGCCTGCGCCGTGTTCAGTTTCTCCTGCGAGGCCAACAGCTGCTCGTGCGCGGTAGCGGCCTGCTTCGACGCCGGGCCGTGTTCCTTCACGGCCTCGTTGTATTTGGTCTGCGACTTCTCCACCTTCGCCTGGGCGGCCGCGAGCGCCTTAGCGTCTTTGGTGTTGTCGGTGACCTTCACCCCGAGCCGGCCGAGCGGGGCGACGTTCCCGTTGTACGCCTTCGCGATCGCCAAGCTGACCTGCCCGAGCGGCTTGCCGGTGGCCGCGGAAACGTCCATCGCGGTCTTCAACAGTGCCTGCGCCTGCGCCTGGTCCTTGGTGGCGCCCAGCAGCGAGGCCAGCGCGGGCCGGAGTTCGTCGTCGGTGACCCCGGTCGCGAGGGTCGTCTTGGAGATGTAGTCCTCCATCGCGGAGATCTGGTCCTTGGTGGCGCCGGTGGTGTTCGTCATTGCTGTCGCCAGCAGCGCCTGCCCCTGTGCGTCGTCCGCCGCGGCCTTGACGGAGGACGCGAGGACCGCGCCGATCCCCGCCAGCCCGACAGTGGCGGCCTTCGACGCAGTCGACATCCCCGAAGCCCACTTCGACGTCGACGCCGAAGCCTGCTCCATCCCCTTCTGGGCGCCCTTGGCGTCGGCGACGATCCGGATCGCGAGGATCGCGGTGTTAGCCACGCCGGCTCCTCTCCGCTTGCTCCTCGAGCACCGCGACCGCTGTCATCAGGACTTCGGGTGACTCGTCCCACCAATCCCTGGGTGCCGTGTTGGTGGCTACGGCGAGTTCGACGATGAGCCGGGGCCAGGAGCCCCGCCGGTAGGGCGCACCGTCTCCTCGCCCTCGACGTCGGTACGCACAATCCGATCGAGGATCGCCTCGATCGGCCCCGGCACATCACCTTGGCGGTACAGGGCGGCCGCGGCGACGAAGCCTTGGTAGAGGATCCCGGCCTCATCACCGGGCGGCCAACCTTTGCTCTTGAAGGTCAGGTCCCAGCGGCGGAAGTCCCGCTCGTCGATCCCGACCGCGTACACGGTGCCGTCGTCGAGGGTGACTTTGCCGTGCATCCGGACAGGTAGGTCACTCATGGGTCATCGCATTCGCTGTGATCGCACGGTCAATGAGGGCTTGCGTGTCGTGGGCGTAGATCTCGGTCCACACCGGCTCGGTTTCCTTGCCCGCGTCGGACAGGAACGGCTGACCCTTGATGTTGCGGGCCGGCCAGCCCCAGTGGATCGGGTTTGCGTACGGGACACGGGCGCCGCCGGCGCGCACGATCGACGCGGTTTTGGTGCCGGTGCCGCGGATCGAATCGGCGAGCCGGCCGGTGCGCCGCGGCACCCCGCTCTTACCGGCCGGCACCACCACCTGCGCGATCTTGTTGTGGGTGGCCTTCAGGTCGGCGAGGCCGCCCTCCACCGATTTGAGGGCCTTCCGCAATTCGCGGGCACCCTCAACGCGGACGATCGGCTGCCCTGCCACCGTCAGGCCGCCGGAGCCTCAGCCGAAGCGGTGGTCAGCCCGCCGGCCGGCCAGGTGATGTCCGGCTCCCCGACAATCGAGAACTCGAAATCAGTGGTCAGCACGTCCCCGTACGCGGCCCCCGAATCGGCGATCTGCAACGGATCCACAATCACTTGGCCGGCGATACTCGTCGTCGCCGTAGTCGTCGGGACAAAGATGAAACTCTCAGTCACGCCCTTGTTGTCCCAGCAGTGCTGCATGATCCCGTCCGCCGTGCCCAGGTCCTGCAAGAACGTGCCCGCGAGGGTGTAGTCGTAGGTGATCGAGCCGGGCACCTGATCCCCGCACAGCACCGTGATCGTGTCCCCGGTGTTCTTGTTGACGTTCACGCCCATCGACTGCACCTGGCAGTCGAAGACGAGTTCGGTGCCGGTCGGGCCGAGCTTGAAAGTACCCGGCCCGAACCGGACGACGTTGGCTGCCATGTCTAGACCTCCAGGGTGAAACGCAGGACGGGGATGGTTTGCTGGCCGGGTTCGGCGGGCCACGCCCACGGCTCGGCGCGGGTCACTTTCGCGGGGACGGTGAACAGGACGGCGGCGATGTCCTCGACGAGCTCATCACCCGCGTCGACGGTCGCCTCCTGCCCCCCGTTCGGGAGGGCCACGAACACGTAGTAGGTGTCGAGGGTGGCACAGGCGTTGACCCATTCGGTGGACGACCACCCGGTCCACGCCGACCCCGCGACGATGGGGGCCGGCGTGGCCGGGCTTGGGTTGAGCCCGTCGATTTTGGCGAGGGCGTCGAGGATCTGCTGCCGGACAGCTCTCACGCGAACGCCCGCTTCCGGTACGCCCCACCCAGGCGGGTCACCTCGGAGTCGAACCGCGACAGGCGGACGGTGCCGTACTCCGCGTCGGCGGCGAGGATCCCCAACGGCACCCCCTTCGCGGCGCAGGAGCGGGCCACCGACCGCTTCAACGCCGCCCCCACGTTCAGCAGGAAATCGGCGACATAGCCGTAGTAGGCGATCGTGTAACCCAGGATCGTCGGCTCCGTCACCGCGAGCAGCCCGCCGACCGTCTCGTAATGCTCGAAGAACGACGACACCCCAATGATCATCGTCTTGGCGGCGAAGTTACCGTCCACCACCACCCGCAGGCCCATGATTGACCCGCCGGTCGTGGTCGCGTCGTTGATCCCCGGGAACGACACCAGCCCGACCGTCGTGGTCATCGCGCCCCACTTGGCGTACTCGTCCGGGGACATCCACACGGTGTCCGGGCGCTGCTTCACGTTCGCGAAGATCTGCGCCGACGCGTTCATAATCGCCGCCCGCGACGGTCCCTCTGCGCCGTTGTCCGCCAGCACGAACGTGCCCGTGGTCGCGGCCAGCGCGGCGTCCGCCGCCGCGTCGTCGGTCTGATTCGCATACACCGCCTGAAGGTCCGATACCGCGATCGCCAGAATGGCGGGGTCCGTCCAATCCCGGTCCTGGAACGAAATGTCCAGGGTGCCGCCGAACGTCTTCTTCGTCACCGCGGTCGAGGTGATCGTCAACTTCTGCGACGCCAGCTGGGTCTTCTCCGTGGCCTGCAAGCCCACGAGGGAATGCTGGGTGATCACGGGCCGGTTGAACGACGACCCACCCGCCGGCATCGGCCGGTTGAGCACCGAATCGATGAACGGCCGCGCGGACGGAAGGGTGCCGCCCACCGGCCCGATGACGGGGACCGGGACGATGCCCGGGTTGTCGGCGAGCTTCTGGTCCGCGACCACCCGGTACTCGGCCTGGGCGCGCATGATCCGCTGCGCCGCCGCCGGGTCGTTGATCTTCGCGCCCCAGTCCGCCAACCACTCCCCCGGCTTGCCCCGGTACGCGGCCAACTGCCCCGTGGTGGCGACGTTCTGGTCCTTCTCCCGCCGCGCCCGGCTGGCGCGCTGCAACTCGGCGATCTGCTGATCGTGGGTGACCTGCCGCATTTCGGCTTGGTGCAACGGTTCGATCTGCTTGTCGAGTTCCTCGACGGAACGGTAAGAGGCTTCAACGGCCTCCCGCTCGGCGTCGGTGACGTCGCGGTTCTCCGTCGCGGCGTTATCCAAGATGTTCTTCGCGTCGGCCCGCAGATCTTCACGCTGCTGCATGATCCGATCGAGGTACATGTTCGGCACTGGATTTCCCCTATCTCGCGGATGGTGATCTACGCGAGGGGCGGCGGGGTGTCCGGAGGGGTGTCCAGCGCGCTGGAGGTGTCTACGCGGAGGTGTCGACTAGCCCATCGGTGCCGAGACTACGCCCGCCGCCGCGGCAGTGTCACGACCCGGGGACGACGAAACCGGCGGGGGTTGGCGCCCACACGGTGACCAACCACTCAATGCGGGAAGCGGGACAAGGTGGGGTCGAGTTGTATGACCACACCCGGACCTGGAGCTCACAGTCGGCGGCGAACGGGTAGAGCGGCACTTCGGTGATGACGTCCATCTGCAAAGTACTGCTGCTGTTATTGGCCGATTGGGTTTGGGCGCTGCGGATCCAAGCTGTGTGGTTGATTTCCAGCCAGGGGAGGCCCCCGGCCGGGACGTTGAATGATGCTTGGGCGTGGGCAGTGAGGAAGCAGTCGACGAGGACGGTGACCGTGTCGCCGCCGGTCAGGCTGAGGTAAGTGGCCCAGTCGCCCCAGGATCCGTCGGCGCTGGCTTCGAATCCGCTGGCCAGGAACCCGGTGCCCGGGGTTCCTGTGAGGAGAAGGAGGGTTCCGAGAGGCAGTGCGGGGGATGCGGTTTGGGGGTTGGGGGTGGCGGAGCTGTACCAACTGCCGGCCTCGCCCGGTTTGACCATGTCAGGAAACCTCCCTCATCACGCCGGGAAGCGCGGTTTGGGTAGCCGCGCGAGCAGCGTGTCCCGGGTGAGCACCGGCAGTGCGGAACGGACCTGCCCGACGCTGGCGAGTTCCCCGTAGGCGCCTTCGGGCACCAGCGCGGTCTCGAACACCGTCGCCTTCGTGTAGACGACCGTGCGCCCGTCTCGGCGGGTTGTGTCCGGGGTGAACCCGATGCTCCACTCCCGCAGCGAACCCTCCCGCGCCAACGCCAGGAAGTGATCCCCCATCGGAGAGTCGACCACCCGAAACTCCCCGTACAAACCCTTCGGGTCGTCACGCAGCTCGGCGGCGTGCCCCAGCTGCATGTGCCCCGGCATCGTCGAATGCAAATTCAGCAACCGCACCCGGTGCGCCGCCCGGAACTGATGCGCGAACGACCCCGGCTCAAACCGCTCCACCAAGCTTTCGTCAATGCGCTGATCAACCCCGTACGGGACCACGATCCCGCACAGGAGACACTTGCTCAGCGACCGCAACTCCAGGTCCGGGGCGAACGAACGGAACTCCATCACGCACCTACCGCAGGTTGGTTGGTCGTCGAATCCCCGGCCGGGAACAGTGGCGTCACCGACGCCTGGGACGGGGTGTCCAGCGGCGGCAGACCCTCC